GAAATTCTTTGGTCCTGTTGAAAACTTCCTTGCGAAGGTGCTTGATTGATGGTAGTTGCCACATTTGGTTGTTGAGGACCTCTATGTTGTGCATGACCGTTGCATGGTCCCGATTGAGGATTCGCCCGATGCGAGAATAACTGTACATATACTCCGAATAAGCGATGTCGGCAAAGATTGAGCGTGCCAGTACAAATTCACGGGTCTTGATGTTGCTGATGATTTGGTCGGGGTTGACCCCAACGACCTCTGCCGTGTAGCCGAGGATTGTGCGAGTGATTAGGTCCATGTTAAAACGGGTTAGGGGGTAGAGGCATCCAATGGCTTACTTCGATTAGGAACCAAGTTTGGTGTTCGTAGTACCAGCGTCCATCTCCCAGCCATGCGTAGGCTTGGTTCATGTCGGTCGTAAAAATCAGGACTGGCTCGTAAGGTGTCGGCATACGGTCCAAGCATTTAATCCATTCCATGTCAGGCGTTTTTGGCTTGCAGGATTCGACCGAGCAGGGTCCAGTTCACGGACCAAGCCTTGATGGTTTCGGATTTGTCGGGGCGGTTGCAGTTGACGCACTCCTTGCGGATATGCAGTTGCCAGCGTCGGAAATCGGTTGGTGTGGTTTTCATGGGGTTGGGGTTTGGTTGGTAAGGTTATAGGCTGACGCTGGTCGAGGTTTGGTAAGACCAGAGGCTGACGGATTTATCGTTCATTATATGCTATAAGGGTGCTTATTGACGGATTTATCATTCATTATACCCGAATGCGTATAGCGCAAATTTACACAACTATTCCACACTTGCAACCACTCTTTGAAAATCCTCAACGCTTCGGATAACCTCGTATCGGTACCCTGCTTCTTGAACGACCCCCTGCCACCACTTTTGGGAGAGGGACTGCTTGCCTTTCTCGGCTTTGAACTCTAAGAAGATGGCCCCTTTGTCCGATAGATAGGTCATATCGGCAACCCCAGCGGTCAGGCCAATACCCTTGAGAAAATGACCGTTTGTTCGGCTTCGTGGGTTGTTGAGGTTCAAGAACAACCGCCCGTCTTCGTGAGGCTTTAGGATTTTGAACAACTTGACGCAGGCTGCTTGCAGGGTGTATTCGGGGGTCATAGGGGATACTCGTTTGCTTTGGTGTAAGGGAGTTGACATTGGACTTGGGCGATACCAAGGCTACCGTTCCGGTTCTTTCGGAAGATGACTTCCATGAGGTCTTGCTCTGCGTTCTTGTCGTGTTCGTAAGGGCGATACACGAAGGCGATTTTGTCGGCATCGAATTCCAGTTGCCCGGTTTCTCGCAGGTCAGACATGATGGGACGATGGTCGGCCCTGCCTTCGGTTGCCCTTGAGAGCGAAGAAACCACGACCCCGAAGACCTTCTGCCTCTTGCAGATTGCTTTGAGTTGCTTGGATATGTTGGTCATCTGCTCGATTTTGGGCTTGGGTTTGTCAATCTTGGCAGGCTCTACGAGTTGCAGGTAGTCAAGGTAGAAACCAACGATTCCGAACTTGGCCTTGAGTTTAGCGATTTCGCCCTCGATTCGGTCGAGGTTGGCTTGGTGCAGGTCCACGATGTAGAGAGGCTTCCCTTTCAGTTGGTCGGCCTTTTGTGCCAGCGTGAGGTACTGCTCGGTGCTGATTCGCTCGTCGGGCTTTAGGAATGCTGACCCGTCCATCGTTCCGAGGTTGGAAAGCATCCTTTGAGTCAGTTGGTCGGCTGACATCTCCATGGTAAAGAACACGACGGGGATTTCGCCCATGGCTTGATTCATCGCTATCTGCAGAGCGAGCAGGGTCTTGCCCATTGCTGGCCTACCACCTACGAGGATGAACTCGGAGGGCTTGAACCCGGTGCAGATGTTGTCGAGCGGTCGGATAAAGGTTTGGTAGATTTGGTCCTTGCGTCTTCCTTCCCGGACCTCGTTCATGTTGACGAGAAAATCCTTTGCCAGTTCATGGGCCGATGATTCTGAGGCATTGGACTCAACGGCTTGGATGGATTGGTAGCGTTGAAAGGCTTTGGGGATGTCCCTGTCGTGAGCCAGTTCTTCCATGATTCTCGCTTCTTCACGTTCCTTCCAAAGGTCGTGAAGGTCGGATGCGTAGGTCTTCCAGTTGCTTACAAGCCCTGCTTCGGGGTCGATGCCATCCAGTAGAACATGGGCTTGGCCTTGGTCAGCAAGGTATTTGTAGACGGTAACGATGTCCACCTCTCGCTCTGCTTTGTGGAGGGATTCAATAGCCCGGTACAGGAGGACGTTGTTGCCCGTGAATAGGCGTTCAGGAATTTGGGTTAGGAGGACGGTTCGGTTCACGAACTTGTCCATAAGGCATCCGAGCAGTTTGCGTTCAGCGGACAATTGGTAAGGGTTCATCATCGGAGGTTAGGTTTGAGTAGGCGAAGTTAGGTGTTCGTTGGATGGCTTGGTCCTCCCATCGTTTGCCGTTGAGGTAGGTGGAAGGGTGCGGAACGAATTGTGCAGGGGTTTCGGAGTAAAGTCGTTGAATGTTGCTGACCGCCAGTTCTTGCTCGGTCTTGGTTAAACGTAGGAAGGAACGCTTGGCTCTTGCCTTGTCGGTCTTTCTTGGGAATGTTGTCCAAAATTGGTCAAACCTCTGAACATTCTCATTCTCCTTTTCATTGTCCTTTTCATTCTCCTTTTCATTTACATTCTCATTATCATTTCCATTATCATTATACATTAGGTTAGGTGATGGTTCGGGTATGGTTAGGTCTTGGTTAGCCTTTGGTTTCCCACCACGCAAACCTGCTTCGTATTTACGCTGATTAGCAGCGATTTGCGGTTTTATGGCCTCCCATACTGCTTGTGAGTAGCGTGTGAGTTCAGGCTCAACTTGGTCGAGTGCGTACGCAATTATTGCGTGATAGACCTCCAGTTGCTCACTTGCTTCGAGGTGCTGGATGCTCCTTTGGAAGGAGCGGTAAAAGACGAATGAATCTCTCATAAGGGTAAAAAAAAACCCCGACTGATAGCAGCAGCCGGGGCAGGGGTTAGAGAATGAACCCTTTATCGGTAGCATCACTTGGCTGCTATACAAGTAATGCGTCTATTGGTAAATGTAGTACGCCTGCAAATTTACACTAAAATGGCAAATCATGTGCTTGGTGTTCCATACTTTCTTTGGCCTTTTGGTCAATCGGCTCTACTTTGCCGCTGATGAATCGCTTGCCGTTGGATTCTTTGACCCACCCGGAGAGGCGCATCTTGGTTCCATCGGGAAGGACCACGTCGCCCCGGTAATCGGGACGCTTAGGGTTGTCGCCTTTGTCGTTGGCGAACAGGGTGAAGGTGTTGGGTTGGGGGGTGTAACTCATGGGTTTTGGTTTTGGTTGGGGATTAGTTGATATTTTTTGCCGTTGTGTTCGATGACTTCGGGGGTGCGGTTGTCAATAATAATTCCATTTGGACTTTCAAAGTAGATGACCTTGCCTTGCGAATCAAATTCACGCTTAGCCCAATATCCATTTAAATACTCATGGTAAACACCATTACCCTTCCTGTCTTTAATTTCAAGGAATCCATTGGTCTTAAAGTTCCAGTTCAACCATTGGCCAAATGTTTGTCCGTCTTTCATGGTTCTTGATTTTTGGGTTTAATTGAGTAAGTGCAAAGGGTTTTCTCTACGACCTCTCCAGAGGCCCGTAAATCCCTTATGATTCGGTAGGTGGCCCCTTTGCTCGTCCCAAGAATTTCTTGCAACTGAGAGGCTCTTAGAGGCTTCTGCGACAATAACCGCAAAGCCTTGATGGTGTTGATTGCTTGCTTCATCGGAAACTAACGGCTATGGACGCTTTGGTGGCCTTGGCGGTGCAGACAGGAACCTGCTCGCCTGTGGATTCGTCAAAGGTAACGCTCTTGCCGGCTTGCCGAAAGGCTATTTTCAGCAGTTCCTCCCTCGCTTTGAGTTGTGCTTTGAGTTCGGCATACACTTCGTCTTCCTCGTAATTAGGCGTAAGGCTCCCTTCCTTGAGGGTAATCTCTGCACCAAAGGCTTGGAAGGTCTTGCCGTGCTTCGAGGCTTCGTCGGCAACGGTCTGCTCGGTGGCCTTGATAGTGGCCTCCAAAGCCTTGACGATCGCTTTGAGTTTGATGTGGGCCTCGATGGGGTTGACCTCTCCTTCATTAATTCGGTCGGTCAGTTGCTGGGCGATTTGAGCTATCTCTGCCTTGCAGATGTCGCTCTTGGGGATGGTGATTAGGGTTGGGTAGGTCATGGCTTGGATTTGAAAGCGTCAAAGATTTGGTTGCAATACTGCACGTAAGGGATGCCGATAACAATGGATAGGTCAACGCACTCGCCAAGGGTCAGTTGGATGGGAAGGGTTTTTTTGGTCAAGGCTTTTATCAAGTCCTCTCCAATAGCCGGGTACTGCTCTTTGTACTCAAGGAGTTTCTTAAACTCCTCGGCATTCATTTGTTGTAGTAGACTCATGGTCTTGCAAGTTGGTTTTGAATGAATTGGATGCCTTTCTCGAATCGTGCAGGGGTCATGTGGTCGATGTCCTTCATAAACTTGGCGGCCTGCTCCTTTGGGAGTTTGTCAAGCAATGCAAGGAAGTCAGCCTTGAGGGTTGCGGTGGTCAGTTCGTCGTAGGAAGGGACCAGTTTGAGTTTGTCGTTGAGGTCGCCAAGGTTCTGCTGGGCGATAGCCATCTGCACCTCGTTGGACGATGCGATGCTCGTTTCGATTCCGATTCCTATACAGGCCAAGGCACGGCCCCAAGCGGATGTTTCGCAGTTCTCGACGTACGAGGTCTTGTTAATCATACTGGAAGTCCTGTCCTCGGAGGCGTGGCCCGTTGCACGGATGCGACCTTCGTTGTCCCGGATAACTGCACGGACGCAGCAGCGGTCAGCGTGTAGTTCTACGAGTTCGGATTCCAACGACCAGCCTGCGTAGGTC